AGCAGAAGAGTTACGAGGTTTGGCTGTTGAATATAATGTACCAATCGTATCAGCAACTCAAACAACTCGATCTGGTTTCACAAACTCAGATCCAGGACTTGAGGATACTTCAGAATCTTTTGGTTTGCCAGCGACAGCTGACTTTATGTTTGCTTTGGTCAGCAATGAAGAACTCGAAGGATTGAATCAGATTATTGTTAAGCAGTTGAAGAATCGTTATAATGATCCAAGTTTCTATAAGAGATTTGTAGTTGGAATTGATAGATCCAAGATGAAGTTGTATGATGTAGAAGCATCAGCACAGACTGGATTGGCAGATGCTGGACAAGAAGACGATGATACTCCAATGTTCGATAAGAGTAACTTTGGTCGTAGACAAAAGGCAGAAGGCTTCGAAGGATTTAAGTTTTAGGAGAAAGAAATGGTAAAGGTAATTGTAGCAAAACAAAAACACGATATGACTCATATGTTGGGGCAGTTCCCAGATGAGTCACATTATGATCATCTGATTGAAGAAGACACAGATGTTTATATGCCAGAAATCCCTGGACATCCAGAGATGACATTCTCTGAAGAGAGAATTGTTCTAAAGTTTCGTAAGAATTATTTCAGTAAAGAGCAACAAGACCAAGCGTATATTGGACTTCGTGAAGCTGCGACTGAAACACAGAACAGAGGAATGGCTGCTGGACCACGTGCAGAGAAATTAGGTAATCGTGAGTGGGTCACTGAGTATGAATATGCAGTGATTGATTACTTTACAAATCCAGGTGCAAATTTGTATGGTGATGATCCAATCGAAACCATTCGTGCAGAATTCAAGAACAAGAAAGAAGCACCATCAACTCGCAATAATGTTTGGGGTATTCAAGCAGTTAAGAGAGACAACTTTGTCTTTGAAGATTGGGTCAATGCCACTAAGGATCTTTCTAATGATGATATGATGGCTGAAGCTAAACGTATCTCTGACAAATATGTTTGTGCAACTACCTATGCCAATGGTGTGATGTCTGGTATCGCTGGATGGTTCGATCGTTACCCACGTCTTCCATATGGTCGAGCAACTTCATACACTGCTCGTGAACCAGAGAAGTTTGCCATGGCATTTCCATTCCTCCAACAATTGGCACAGGGTTTCAAAGACTTACTGCCATGGAGATATAACAACCAAATGGAAGCAGCAAAGAAACTTGATCCAAGATTCTTGGTTCCAGAAACTCCATTTACTACTATCACTGTAAATAAATCATTCAGAACTGCATGCCACTTTGATGCTGGTGATTTTACTAATGGTCTTTCCAATCTGTTGACATTGACTAACAATGGTAACTATCGTGGATGCCATTTAGTTGCACCAGAGTATCGTGTCGCTGTTAATCCAAGACCTGGAGATTTGCTACTCATCAATAACCATGAAGTTATGCATGGCAATACTCAGATTGAATTGCTTGATGATGAAGCAGAAAGAATTTCTTTGGTTGTATATTTCAGAGAGAAGATGCTTGAGTTGGGTTCCAAAGAATATGAAGATTGTCGTTATGAGTATGTTGAATCTCGTAGACTTAACAAAGAACATCCAGGTCATGTTGGTCGTAACCTTTGGAATGGTATTGATGCTGGTATGTGGGACAGTAAAGAGTGGCATACATATCTGGAATCAAAACTTGGTTCTGATGTAGTGAACAAATATCATCCACCAAAGACTACTACAGTGGGTGCACTAGAGGAGTTTTTCTAATAATGTGTGCTGTTATCGGTGCTGTGTTGAAGTCTCCCACTAAGGAAGACTTTCAAATGATCAAACGTGTATTCCTTGAGTCTAAGATTCGAGGGATGCATGCCACAGGTATGTCTTACCTTCCAAAATGGAGTAAAGAAGTTAAAACCATTAAGGAATCTAGACCTGCCAATGAATTTGCTTTTATTCATCTACATGATGATAACTTGAAGGATATGGTGAACGAAGATGGAATTTTATATCTTATTGGTCATTGCCGTTATAGCACTAGCGATTTGGAATATAATCAACCCTTAGGACATGGGACAAAGTCTATTGTTCATAATGGAGTTATCACACAGGAACTTCCAGAGAACTGGGAACAGTTATATGGTTACAAGTGTATGACTAAGAATGATAGTGAATTGATTTTACATTCTGAAGATCCATTGCAAGAGTTTTCTCATATGTCAATGGGTGCTATTGAACTTACAAATGATAGAAAAGTAAGAGCATATCGCAATGGTAAGCGTCCATTATACTTGACAACTCTGAAGAATGGGTGTATAATTACTTCTACAGAGGACATTGTTAATCGTGCAAAAGTAAATGGAGTTACAACTGAAATTCCTATGAACACCTATGTTACATTTGATGAGAATCTTACAATGATGTTGGAAAGAAAGTTAGTTGCTGACGAAGTAGACTATCAAAATTATGAATCTAGTTAATTCAACGAGGGTTGAAGACCTTATTAAAAACTCGCCAGCTGGTAAGAATACAAAATTCTTATCGGCTGCACATTCATTGTGGTATCGTTTTCACAACTACGACAAAGCACCACCGATGTCTTATGAAGTCAATGGTGAAGTTGTATCATTGATCTTCGCTACATTCAATCGTGATGGATATGCAAACCTGTATGAGATCGTTACACTCGAGGGAAAAGAAGGAAATGGATATGCTTCAAAGTGTTGGGATGCTTGGATCAAATATGCAGTCGAAGAACGAAAGATGCAACGATTAAAAATCTCATGCACTCCATCTTCAGTCACATGGCACAATAAAAATGGTCTGATCTTTTGGGCAGTCGATCCAACAGGTTCACTGCGTAGTGACCAACCATTATTCCCTACACGTGCCGAACAAATTACCTACAGAGACAACGCAATCGTGAATCCACTACAAGCACTACCACCACACAAAGCACGAGATCAATTTCGTGCTGAAGGTTTAGAATCATATAAATGGGGTGAAAAGAAGAAAGCAAAGACACAGGCTGCTATTGATGCTGTTGGCAAAGCATGGCTTCGTGATGCACTAATGGATCAACCTTCACTTGAAGACTTTTTAAAATAATGGACTATCGTTTAGAACAAAACCGCAGAGAAGCGTTCATTCGTTGGTACGCATGGTCATTGAAGTATGATGATTGCGATCCAGCTGTGTGGGCTACCAACTATCTCAACAAACGATTCGAACATAATGATGAACAGAAGCTATGGCTTTGTTGGTTGTATGGTAATACCTATCATCTACCAACTGCTTGGATTCTGATGAACGAGTTTCCTGACTTTGAATTGGCAACAGTCGATCGTATGACTCAATGGAACACTGCCAACTACAAACGTCTTCGCTATCAAACAGATACAAAGTGGAACAAAGGACATCTGCCAGAGATGTTTGCATCATATCAAAAGTTTATTGGAAATAGGAGTCAACGTGAAGCATTCGAATCATACTATGTGGGTAGTCCTGAGCAAAACTTTGAGTCTTTATGGGATACGCTTAAAGGAAACCTTCATAAGTTTGGGCGTTATTCTACTTGGTTCTATATGCAGCATCTTAAGCATACTGGTGCTATTGATGTACAGCCTACTTCTCTTATGCTTGACGATTATGATGGTTCCCGTAGCCATCGTAATGGGTTGCTTATGGCCATCGGGCAAGATAACGACTATGATAGAAAACTTTCTAGAGCAGAATATGCAAATCTTGAATCTATTGGCAATGGAATTATCGATGAGATGGTAGATCGTTTTCCAGAGTTAAAGGATCAGATTGATTTCTTTACAATGGAAACCTGCCTGTGTTCATTTAAGAAAATCTTTAGAGCACATCATGGAAGATATCTTGGTTACTATCTGGATAGACAGGCTGAGGAAATTCAGCAGTGTGAGAAAGATGGTTGGTATGGAATTGACTGGGATGTTCTATGGCAGTCACGTGAAGAAACTATTGATTTGAGATTGGATCATCGAAAAGGTATTGATAAAGATAGATTTAGTTCATTTATGAATACTGGTAAGATGGAAAATTTTGAGTGGATGTTTAATGATGAAAGCCCTTTATTAATTGGATTGGAGAATTTTATATGAGTATTACAACTACAACTTTACCAGGAGCAGGGGTTGATGGAATAACCCAAGCTGGTGGAACAGCAGTGGATGGAACTTTACAGTATGATCCTAGTATGGATACACTAAAAGTTATGACTGGAAATTCATGGCTTCCTATCACTACTGGTAGTGGTGGTATTGGTAATGGTGTTATTACTGACAGGACTCTCATGTGGGATCCTCAACAAAAGCATGCAGAAATTCTAGATAAGTTTGAGATGAATCAAGTTGTGGTTGAACATAAAGTCGCAGAACATGAATTGATGAAACTTAAAACTGATCAACCTGACTACGCAGAACACATCAAACAAAACCTAGCTAAGACTGCTACTACACAGATTCTCAATAAGATGTCATTCACAAAGAAAAGAAATATGGATACCGATGTTAATCATTTCATCGGAAGAGTATGGGTCTTCAATAAAGACGAGATGGAAACATTGATTAAAGAGATTAGAAATGCTTAATGAACGAATTGGTGTCACAGATATCGCTACTGTTACGAAAGTCACAAAACCTATGAAAACAAGAAAGTTAATCGCAGTTGGTGGAAGTCCAGGAACTGGTAAGACTACATTGTTCCGTAAGTTCATGGAAGGTAAAACATGGATCGAGGTAGAACCAGCTAAACTGGTATCTGCCATGTATAATGAAGAGATGGATCTTTATATTCTTGGTAAGTATCAAGAGGGTGAAGTCTTCGCTGGAACCGATCGCCTATCGATGGCAGTCCAGCCAAACGTCCAAGAATGGATCAAGAATCATAATTGCAACATCCTTTTCGAGGGTGACCGAATCTTCAACCAATCTTTCTTAGAGTATGCAATGGCTCTACCGAATACGGACTTCCAAGTGGTCTATCTAAAAGTACCTAAGCCAATGTTGGAACAGCGATATAAAGATCGTGGTTCAGACCAGTCTGAGACTTTCCTAAAAGGTCGTGAAACTAAATATAGCAATATACTGTCTAACTTTGAATTGATGCCCTATATTACTGAGTTTAATAACACTAACTTAGAGGAGCAACAGAAGGTACTGGAGTTTTTGGAGAAGTCCTTTAACTAAAGTGCTTTCTAGGAACGATGAACTTCCTAGAGAAACTGGACTACGACTGGCTGGACATACTCAATTTTCAAGAGCGTCCATTTAGAGCCAAACTCATTCCAGCAAAGGTGTGGAAAGACCTAGATCTGTATCGCAATGATGCTTCTGGTCTTTCGAACTACTGTAAAAAGTGGCGCACCAAAGTAGAATTCTGTAAAAAACCTAATAACAATAAGACATACGAGAACTATGTTGCAATTGGAGGTGAATATGACCCAGAATTCCGTCAGTGTACTATACATCTTTATACACTAAACTTCGATACATTTAAGTTTAGTGATATCGCATGGTTTAGTTTTAAGAAAAGATTCATACAAACTCTTATGCATGAGATGATTCACTTCATGCAGTACGATCGTCGTGACGATCAGTGGAGTAATTACGTTGTTCCATACAGAAGAATCGGGCATAAGAAGAAGGATGCAGAGAGAAAGTACCTCTCTGAATTCGATGAGATTCAAGCATACGCCCACTGTGTCTATATCGACTTAAAAATGAATCGTCCCAGAGTAGCACTGGATACCCTATTATCACGTTGTAAAGATAAGCGTGATTCTTCTACACTTCACTACTTCTTAAAGACTTTCAACTATGACTTTAAGAACAACGTGGCTACACAAAAAATCATCCAACAAATAGGTAAGTGGGATCGTAAATACAAATCCTAAATAGTAGACAATTTTACTAATGGATTCAAATGGGTTACGATTTTAAGAAACTTGGTGATACTGCTAAGAAAGTCTCCACATACCTTGCTAGTAAGGGTGTGAAGGTAGCAGTAAAAACATCTAGATACCAGACTGAAATCAAAGCAGTTGAGGTAGCATCACCGACTTCTATTGAAGACCTATTGAAATCTGTTGGTCTTAAAGGTACAATCTCTGATCTATCCACTACCGAAGAGAAAGCAATCTCAGGTAAGTACAAAGCCAAACTAATTAAGATAACTGCTTCCAGTGGACCATGCTCTACTGGAGAGACTTTCTTTATCGTCAATACCTTTACAGAAAAGGGTACACTAAAGACGAAAGACTTAGCACCAGAAAAATTCAATCTAACTTCTGGTCGTTTCAAGTCACTGGATACTTTCGATACTGCTGTATTAAAAGGTATCAAAGATAATAAAACAGTACCGAATGATATTAAAACTACAATCGCTGAATTGTATAAGTCTGTAGCTGCCAATAAATCATCCAACAAAGATAACATACCAATGAATACTGCTGCAAAGAAATCCTTTGCTGTAGTTAAGCCACAAGACAAACAGGCTATTGGTAAAGACTTCGGTGAGATACTATCAATGAGATGGTATGTCACTCAAGCATTTGCTTCCACATGGCAGGAATGTTTCTTCTCAGAAATAAGTAACGAAGCATTGGTCGACTTTGTTGTGACAAAGAAAGTTGGATCAAAGGTTATCCCATCAAACATATCAGCAAAGTTTGAGGCTGGTGCTGCTCCATCAATTGGTGCCATCGTGGATAACTTAGATGTAGTCTATAAAAATCCTAATGCTGCAGAGAAAGCTGCCATCGATGTTCTTAAAGCATTGGCAGATAGTAACTCAAATACATCCACGAAAATTCTAGCTGCGATGAAGACTATTAAACATCCAGCATATGATGTTCTTAAAAAGATTATCGGTAAACCAACATTTACTATTGCCGATATCTCTGCTCACATACAAAAGATTGCCACTAAAAATAAAACAGCCAAAGGTCGTATTGATGAGTTTATGAAAACATATAAACCATTCTATGATAAATTAGGGAAAAATGCTAGCCCAGATTCTATTGCTGTCGTATTTGCTGGTGCGTCTTATAAGAAATATTATTCATTAGTAATGGCTCCATCTGGTTATGCATTGGTTGATTATATGAATAAACAACCAATATACCAAACTATATTAAATAATATTAGTCAGCAAATGAAAACCGAACAGGTTTATTTAAATTTCGTTGGGGAAACTATGCAATTTACTAAGAAGTTATTCTCAAAAGCTAGTTTTAAATTTGCGTATGGGGCTAATGCAAAGGACTCTGATAATACAGGTATTAAATTCTCTATGTTATAATCCCCTCAACTTTGTAGGGTTATTGTTGACATAGGTTGCAATTTAGGGTATAATAAGAATATAGATAAAGGAAGAACATGTTAAATTTTAAATCGTTTTTAAAAGAAGAAGCTGAAGAAGGTAAACTGAAGCACATCACCCATCCAGAAGATCGTCCATTGATGCATGGTCATTCTGGCTTTGAACGTGCTCATGGTTCATTGACTCAAGCACATGAACATATGAAAGCTGGTGCCAGCAATAGTAATCTCAGTATGAAGTATGATGGCTCTCCATCAGTTGTGTTTGGTCATCATCCAGATACCAAGAAATTCTTTGTAGCAACTAAGTCTGCCTTTAACAAAGATCCAAAGATCAATTATAGCGAAAAAGATATCGAGAAGAATCATGGACATGCTCCAGGTCTTGTCACTAAACTCAAAGCTGCATTACATCATCTACCTAAAGTTGCTCCAAAGTCTGGAGTTTATCAAGGTGACATTATGCACTCTGAAGGTGATGTGAAGCATGATAAGAAGGCAGGTACTTCTACTTTCACTCCAAATACAATCACATACAAAGCCAGTGGTGACCATGCTAAGGACATCGCAAAGTCTAAGCTAGGTGTTGTTGTTCATACCAAGTATCAGGGTAAAGACTTCAATTCAATGAAGGCGCATCATGATGTTGGTCATTCTGACTTCGGTAAACACCCAGATGTACACCACCATGACGCAAGCCATGATACTGGTAAGGTTAGCTATCCTGCATCTGCTCAGGATAAATTCCAAAAGCATATGACTGCAGCAAAAGATATCCATGACACTCATGGAACTAAAATGTATAATGCGGTTCATCCAGAACACAAAGGTGATTCTGGTCACCTAGCTTCTTATATCAACTCCACTGTTAGAACAGATAGCGTACCAACTGCTAAAGGATTCCAACAACATGTGGCTTCTCAGTACGAAAAGAAAGCTGCTAAACTAAAGTCAGAAGCTGGTCAACAAAAGCATAAAGCAGAGGGTGCTAGCCAAGTTGCTCATGTGGAGAAGAATAAATCTCATTACGAGAATCTATTGAACATGCACCATCACTTGGCACAGGCTAAGAATACACTGGTGAAGCATCTTGAAACTCACGAGGGTGGCTACAAACATAGCATCGGTGATAAAGAATCTAAGCCAGAAGGTTTCGTGGTTCACCATACACATGGTGGTGTTTCACAACCAGATAAATTAGTTAATCGTGCCGAATTTGCTAAGGCTAACTTACTAAAGGTTACAAAGAAATGAAATCGCTAATTGAATACATCAATGAAGCTAAAGAAAATGTTTCTGGTAAACATGGAGTTATGACATTTGGTCGTATGAATCCACCGACTGCTGGACATGAGAAGGTTGTTAACAAAGTCCATGAGATCGCAAAGAAACATGACGCATCACATGACGTCGTTCTTTCTGGCTCGCATGATACCACACCAAAGGAAAAGAAAGCTAATAAGAATCCTCTTTCTCCTGAGTCAAAAGGTAAGCATGCCAAGAATGCATTCCCTGGAACTAATGTTGTAGTTGCAAAGAAAGGTGAAACTATGTTACACCATGCAGCTAAGATGCATGCAGCTGGTGTAGAGCATTTACATATGGTTGTTGGTTCTGATCGTGAGAAGGCAACTCATGACCTACTACATCAGTATAATAATGTTCCTTCTAAGCATGGTCATTATAACTTCAAGTCTATTACTGTACATTCATCTGGTGAGCGAGATCCAGACGACGAAGGTGTATCAGGTATCTCTGCATCCAAGATGAGAGCACATGCAGCTAATGGTAACAAGGATGAGTTCCATAAGAATCTTCCTAGTAAAATGAAACCTGCTCATAAAGATGCTCTGTATAATGACCTTCGTAAGTCTATGGGTCACAAATAAGTATTCCTAAATAATAGGTAAACTACTTTATAGATGGATAAAATGAAAGATTATAGACAGCTAATCCGAGAACTACCGTCCCGAACTATCGTTTGTGCCTTTGGAGAATTCGATCCTCCAACTACAGGGCATGAACTTCTAGTTAAGACAGTCAATAAACTGGCAGAGCAAAGAAACTCTGACCACGTAATCTTCACATCCCCATCTAAGAATAATTCCCTAGTAGAAGAAAAGAAGTCTCAGTATCTTAAACTGATGTTCCCGAAAACTAAGTTTAAGTTAAGCGAGTCCAAGGTTTCTTCTATTAAATCTCTATCTGAACGCTACAAAAATATTGTAGTTGTAGCAGGTAGCGAGCATAGCGCAGACTTAAAGAAAGTCTTAAAAGAATATACTAATATTGAGGTTATCTCAATCACAGAAAAAGATCCAGATGCACTTGACTCTAAGATGAAGTCATATGCAACTAAAGGTATTTACGAAGAGTTTAAAAAGAAACTACCTAGCACGATTCGTGAACTTGATGCACGTCGTCTAATGAATGACATGCGTGAGACTATGGGACTTGACTCTGTTAAAGAACAGATCGTCTTAGTTAAAGACAAACTACGAGATGACTATTTTCGTGGAGAGGTTTTTAATGTTGGAGACATCGTTGAGTCTGATGGTGTAAAGTACACAATTGCTAAACGTGGATCAAATCATTTATTGTTGAAAGAAAGTTCGGGTGCTTTAGTATCCAAATGGATTCATGATGTTCAACCTACGGAAGAAAAAGAAATGAACGAAGAATTAACAGATAAGACAATCAAGGTAACTGATAAGATTAAAGTTGCTCGTATTATTGCAACTATGCTTGGTGTTGAAAATGCTGAATCATCTTCAAACCCAGAGAATCTAGTTAATACTGCTCTGCGTAAAGTTCGTTCTAAGACTCTTAATCCAGAATCTTTAAACATCATTAACAAGATGATGCGTTTAGCTGCTGAAGTTGGAATCGAATATGATAACAATCTAGTTCCTTCGAAACTAAAAGAAGGTGTTGTTCAACCAAATGGCACTAGCCAAATTGATACACCAGTTGATGCTCCAAAGGTTATTAAAAAGATTGAGAAGAAAGCTAAAGCACAGGATAAACTACCAATCAAATTTACTGACTTCACAAAGAATCTCTACAGTAAAGAAGTAGAACCAGTTGGTGACGAGCCTGAAGCTGATGCTGAAAAACAAAATGACTCAGATATTGATGCTGATTTTGATACCAAAGACATGGACAAAAAAGAAGTTGGTCACACTCTAGTATCTCCAGGTGGTCAGGATAATCTACGTCGTCGTAAAGTTAAATATCATCTAGGCGAACAAAAAGGACCATACGAATTAGAAAGTGGTCATGAGAATACTGCA